TCTTTGCTACGAAAAATGGAATAGTTAAGAAGGTTCCCATTGAAGAATATCTTAACACTAAACGGTCTGGAGTGCTAGCAATCGCCTTTAAAGATGGTGATGAACTGGCCTCAGTGACGTTCATTGAACAAGAAGAGATGATGCTCGTTACGAAGAATGGTATGGTCATTCGGTTCCCCACTGCAACAATGCCAATTTCTAGTAGAATCGCGCAGGGTGTTAAAGGTATGGGATTGAATGATACAGATACCGTCCTCGCAGCACTTCCAATTACCGACTCTGAAAGTTCCCTTGCTATTGTTTCAACAACAGGAAAAGGGAAGAGGACCAAACTGTCTGAATTTACTTCTCAAAACCGTGGCGGTAAAGGCGTTGCATGTTACAAAGAGCAAGTAGCAGGCGCCGCACTCATTACAGACAAAGATAACCTCTTAATTAGTGGTAACAAATCTTCTGTGGTAATTGCGGCCACCGATATCCCGCAACTAGGACGCTCGACTACTGGTAACGCATTGATTAAAAACAATGATGCGGTAGTCTCCATTGCTAAGTTCTAAGGAGGGAGAGTAATCTCTCCCTCCACTTGACAGAACTTTTTCTATATATTATATTATTATATGTATATGAAATATATATTATTTATTTTACTTTATATTATTATAGGTATTATCTTTTGTAGTATATGGATAATACTTGATAATAAATACTCATTAATGTTTGGCCCAGGTGATGGAGTAGGGTACGCCATGACGGTAATATTCTGGCCGCTTTGTTTTATAATATTTGTACCGATAGGAATAGTAGGTCTATTAGGAAAATATTTTGATTGGTTACATAGCCTATAATTTGGGCAAATTTATGCAATTTGCCTATACTATTTTTCATATAATGAAGGGAGTGATATTAATGACTCTACAAGAAGTGTGTAAGATTCTTGGTAGAAGCGAGACGACCTTAATTACTAGCTTCAAACGCACACAAGAAAACCTTGCAAAGAAAGGTATCATTCTCGTAAAAACGGGCGTTGGAAAAAAAGCTAACTATGAAATATTATATGAAAAGGATGGTAAAGATGGAGAAAATCCCTGATGGGATATTAGCAAAATACCCTCGAGTTCCTCTGGGGCGAGCTAAAGATTTATCGGGCCAAGTATTTGGACGATTAACTGTACTATATCGAACGTAGGGGCCTTTAAAAGAAGGATACTGGCTATGTCGCTGCGAATGCGGCAATTACTGCGCCATTAGAGCTAGATGTTTAAATGGTAATAACACTAGAAGTTGTGGCTGCTTAGCGAAAGAAGTTAGAAAAACTCAACATCATGAACAGCCGGAGGACTTAATCGGAAAGCGTTTCGGTAGATATTTAGTGTTAGATTTGGTACCAAAAAGAGATGATAATCAGCGGCCAACATGGCGTTGTAAATGCGATTGCGGAACGATTAAAGAGGTTGCAGCTAGGCACCTTAAATCAGGGGACATCCAATCTTGTGGCTGCCTTAATATTTCGCATGGCGAATTTACGATACAGCAAATTCTCGACAGAAACAATATTCCTTATATCAAGGAGTATCATCCTATTGACTTAGAGTTTAATGGGCGATATGATTTCGCTATAGTAAATGACAATAATGAGATACTCTATTTTATAGAGTATGACGGAAAGCAACATTTTGATTCCTATAATGGTGGATATGAATACAATAGAGAACATGATTTAATCAAGAATAATTACTGCTATGAGACAGGTATACCGCTGATCCGAATTCCATATACCATCAAAGATGTCACGATTGAAGATCTACAACTCGAGACTTCTAAATATATTATGAGCGAAGCGAAGGAGAAAGAATACTATGCTCTTTGATTATAACAAAGTTGAATCATTATATCCAGGAGCTGGAGGATTGATTCAACCCCCCATGCTTATCTGGAAACTTCCTGCGGGCAAAGAATATCAAATGTCCGAGGTATGTAGTAGTGGAGAATACTTCGCTCAAGAGAAAATTGATGGATGCCTTTATACCTATGTCAAAGGGCGTGAAGGGCAAAACTATCTCTTTGGTCGAACGGTATCTAAAGTAACGGGCATCGCTACAGAAAAGGGCGATAATGTACCACATATTATTCAAGCACTAGATTGTCTTCCACCAAGCACCGTTATTGTGGGAGAAATTTATTATGATGGTTGCACAGCGAAGGACGTTACTACGATTATGGGATGCTTGAGTGCCGAAGCAATTAGGCGCCAAGAAGATCCAAAAGGCCGCGGCCGCATACACTTCTATGTCCACGATATATTGTTCTATGATAGTGTGAATCTTGTGCAGACAAATGCGTATGATAGGTATAGAATCCTAGCTGCCGTCTATCATAAACACAATCTTGACCAATATGACTTCCTACGTCTTGCTGCTATTGTTGAAGAAAACATCGAAGACGAAGTTTCTCGTATCCTTAATGCGGGAGGAGAAGGCATGGTTCTAAAGAAGAAAACCGCGCCTTATACATACGATAAACGTCCAGCTCATGATACTATTAAATTCAAGCAGATGGACGATACAGATATGGTCTGCACTCGTTGCATTCCCGCAACTAAGGAGTATACAGGTAAAGAACTCGATTCATGGCCTTATTGGATCATTGAGAAAGAGATAAATTATGGTGCGACCGCGAACTGGGAACTTTATGAAAAGTGTGAAGTTGGCAAAAGATCAGCAATTCGTTCTCCTCAGTATCGTACTGTTCCAGTAACCAAACCCTATTATCTAGGGTGGCCTAGCGCAATAGGTATCGGCGCATATAATGATGATGGAGAACTTATAGAAATTGGTACTGTCTCTTCTGGTCTTACTGACACCGATAAACAAAACATGACGGATAACCCTGATGCTTTTGTTGGTAAGGTTGTGTCTTTACACTGTATGAGCCTTGATAAAAAGGAAAAAACTCTTCGTCACCCTGTATTTAAAGGTTGGCGCGATGACAAAAATGCCAAAGATTGCAAGCTAAGCGAGATCTTTGGTAGCTAATAGTTGATAAAACAAAAAAAATATTTTATTATATAACTACAATAGCAAAGGAGGTAAAAATGACTCGAAAATAGATTAATAAAATCGCGAACTCAATTGCATTATTTGAACAAACCGTAAGAGACCTGACCCTCCCAGAGGAAAAGAGACGCGAAGCAGAGTCACAGATTAACCAACTTGCTATGATGCTTTCTAGGTTGCCAAATGGTTTACAAGTAATGGAACAAATTGATAATGTAGTACAATCAAAACTAGAAAGCATGAATATTAAGAAAGAAGGACTTTAATTATGGCAGCAATGAAGGAAAACAGCAAGCGCGTTCTAACTTATCTCCAGGAGCATCAGGGTGAAGATCTTATCGCGGCAGAGGTCGCCGAGGCACTCGGTCTCGAGAAGCGTTCCGTGGATGGCATTTTCACCGCTTTCCAGAAGAAGGAGCTGGGCTTCCGCCAGGAGACCGAGCGTGAGAACAGTGATGGTACTCACACTAAGGTCAAGCTCCTTAAGCTCACTGACGCTGGTATCTCGTTCGATCCCGACGCCGAAGAGAGCAAGAACTAAGAAAACAAAGCGAGAAGTTAAATAATAATTAACTTCTCGCTTCTTTTCTCATTATGTTCTACGGTTTAGTATTTGAAGGCGTACTCGCCCTTGTTCTTTTTATACTGTACTTGCGGACGCGAGGTCAGGCGCAGCAGACAGTCTAGCGTAACACCGCTATAGAACAAGAGAATTAGAAGATTGAAAAAGCTAACTAGCAACTACGCTCTGAAGCATCTGCATTAAAAACTTAGGTTGAAGCATAGAATAATATACTCTAGAGTTTTACTGCTACCAGTCAATAGCTTGAAGCAGAAGCCAAAGACCGAGCCGAAAAGAGCTACCAAGCGGCGGCCGCAAGTCTTACAAAAGAGTATGACTTACAAAAAGAGCAGCTTGAAAGTGCATATTAGTAGCGTTCATAGCAGCTGCAAGCGCGGTTATAGGAAGAAGAAAGTAAACTTAAAGATCTTGAAGATAAGCAGTTTGCTTTTGTTAAAGCTAAGCAACGCGAGGAAGAAATCGCAGCGTAGCGAGATTATTACCGCCTTGTCCTTGAGGAAGTTGATTGCGAAGAAATTCAACTTCTCCGCGATTTATAGATACAATTCTCCCATAAGGATGCTATCGACAAACTTATATGGGAATGTTATTATAAAGCAGCTTATGACCTCTTGATGGCTCACCTGTTCAGCAATACCGACAAAGTTTGTGGTATTTATAAGATTACAAATCTTGAAAACGGATAGGCATATATAGGATAGAGTGTTGATATTCGTGAACGCTTCCGTTAGCATATCAAATCTTCACTTACTAGTGGCCCAACCACTAACAAACTTTATCAATAGATGAAGAAATATAAGCCAGAAAATTTCAGTTTTGAGGTTCTGGAAACTGTTCCTCGCGATAAACTAAATGACCGCGAAGTATATTGGATTGACTTTTTTAAGACAAAAGAATATGGATTAAATGGAACAAAAGGCGGAGCCTAACAAGAGGAGAAAGTAAATGAGCGAAATTAAAGTATTAACCGAAGGATTTCATTGTGTTGATAATGCTATTATCTACGATCTTGATGAAAGCCTAATTGCTAGCGGTTACCCAATGCGGACAACTGCGCCAGACGGCACGGTAACCGATAAAGATATCGCACGAGGGATAAAACTTTCTAACGCTGCTAATGGTATTAACCATGCGCATGATCAGTTCCTATCTGGCATTCGTATTAGCTTTGATCTCACTTGTTCCATCAAGATGTGGGTTGAAGCAGAGCGTTATCGTTTTCTCACATTCGTGAGTTCACAGAGTACGATGCATCGCATCACCAAGTTTGATATTAGAAACCAGTGTAATGAGTACGTGCGGCCGGAGGTTATTTCGCTACTAGAAAACATGGTCCACGAATATCATGTCTTGACTAGTGAACGCGAGGAAGCAGCCGCCGCAAATAACGATTTTGCAATTCATAACTACGATAGTGCGCTTCGAGAAAAATACCTCGAAATTCTTTATAATACGCCATCTGGTTTTGAACTCACTGCTCGTATGACAACGAATTATCGCTGTCTTAAAAATATTTACCATCAGCGTAAGGATCATAGGCTCCCCGAATGGCGTGAGTTCTGTCGCTGGGTTGAGACTCTTCCTTTGGCTCATGAGTTAATCATATGCGACTCAAGTCTAAAGGCTACCACTTGACGTTACCTTTTATTTATTGTATAATGTAAATATACAAAGTAAAGTAAGAGGTTATTGTAAATGAGTAAAGCATATGAATTGTTTGATGGAATTGTAACCAACTATGGCATCTCCCGTGAAGATGAAATGGTAGTAGAGCTGTTCAAAATTCTTGCTGCACAAGACGCAGGAAATGAAAAGCCGCCTATTACGGAATCCGGCCTCGCTATCCTTGAATATCTACAGGGGTGCGGTACTTCCGACTATCTTAAGGCAAAAGATATTGCCGAGGGTATGAACTGGTCGTCCCGCAAGGTGTCCGGTTCAATCAGAAAGCTAACCTTGGACGGTTTTGTGGACAAGAACGGAAAAGACCCGGTGATTTACGCATTGAGCGACAAGGGTAAAGAATTTGATGTTGAAGCCTACAAAAGCAGTCTAGTAAATAAAAAGGAGAAGGAATAATATGAAGAAGAATATGATTAACGCAACCCATCTTGAAGGATACCTCTATGAGCATAACCTTGAGCTCAAGACTACTGGTCCGAACTCCAAGAACCCTGGTACCGAGTTCATTTCCGGTACTATTGGCATCGCAACTGATGACAGCATGAACAATGTGGTTCAGATCCACTACACCTATACCACTGCTGTGACTTCCAAGGGCAAGCCTAACAACACTTTTAACACTCTCCAGGCTATCATTGATGGCAAGCTTCCGACTGTTATGTCCGCCGGTAAGGACAATGCGGCTCGCGTTCGCGTCGATTCCGCCATTGCTCTGAATGAGTGGTACGACACTCGTACGGAAGGCAATCCTCTGATCTCTATTAAGCGCAACGAAGGTGGTTTCATTCACCAGATGACTATTGCTGAGGCATTTAATGAGGATGAACATGCCAGAGCCACATTTGATGTGGATATTATGCTCACCAAGGCAACTCGCACCGAGCCAAACGAAGAGAAGAAGATCCCCGAGAAGGTCGTCCTCAAGGGCTATATCTTCGACTTCCGCAAGAGCATTATGCCGGTTGAATTCTCTGTCACCAATGAGAGCGCAATGCGTTATTTCGAGAATCTGGATATTTCTGGTAAGAATCCTTGCTTCACCCATCTTAAGGGCGAGCAGATTTCCCGTACCATTGAGCGCGAAATTCGTGAAGAGGGTGCTTTCGGTGAGGACAGTGTTCGTATCGTAAAGAACTCTCAGCGCGATTTCGTGGTAACTTGGGCTGCTAAGGAGCCTTATGCTTGGGATGACGAGGAAACCCTTCTCGCTTCCGAGGTTCAGAAGGCCATTGCTGATCGTGAGATTTATCTTGCGGATATGAAGAAGAGACAGGACGAGTACCTGGCTTCTAAGGGTAACGCCATTCCCGCAGCTTCTGTTGCAGTTAAAAACGATCGGTACGACTTCTAAGGGGCAATCCCTTAGAAGTCTTCCTTCAGGAGGATAAAATATGGCAATTAACTTAATGTCCATTGAACCTCATAAGGTTAGCCGCGACCTGTCGGGATATATTACCTACCTATACGGTCATGCTAAGGTAGGTAAGACAACCTTATGTAGTAAGTTCCCTAATTCTCTAATTCTCGCTTTTGAACGCGGTTATAATGCTCTACCTGGCGTTATGGTACAGGATATCACTCGTTGGAGTGAATTTAGAGAGGTTATCCGCGAACTTAAGAAACCCGAAGTACAAGAAAAGTTCTCCACTATTGTTGTCGATACCATCGACGTTGCTGGTTCTTTGTGCGACAAGTACATCTGCAATCAGCTTGGCATTGATACACTAGGTGAGGGAGGCTGGTCGGTAAACGGCTGGTCGGCTTATAAGAAGGAACTGGAAGAATGCTTCCGTACGATTACTCAACTTGGCTATGCTCTTGTTTGCATTAGCCACGATAAGGATAAGTCATTCAAGCGTAAAGACGGCACGGAATACAATCAAGTTGTTCCGACCGCACAGACAAGTTTGAACAATATCATTAAAGATATGGCAGACTTGTACCTCTACGCGGCTATTGATGAAAAGACGAAAGAGCGTAAATTGATTGTTCGCTCTCTGGACGACACTGTTGACTGCGGCAGCCGCTTCAAGTATATGGCAAACGAGATTCCGCTCGACTATAATGAGCTTATCACTGCACTAAACGCAGCAATTGACAAGGAAGCCGAAGAGCATGGTAATAAGTTCGTTACCAACGAAAAGGTTGCTCCTGTTGCAGAAGCGAAGACCTATGACTTCGATGCCATGCGTAACGATTTCTCTGATCTCGTTGGAAAGATTATGCAGAGCAATCCTGCGAACGGTCCGCATATTACCGCTATTGTCGACAAGTATCTCGGCAAGGGTAAGAAGGTAGGAGATTGCACTCCCGCTCAGTGCGAGCAGCTTGATCTAATTCTAATTGAGCTGCGCGACCTTGAAAAAAGCGTATAAGTTGCTATAAGGGGAGGCGTGATGCGAAGCGCCTCTCCTTGACTTTTTTTTTATATTATGTTATTATAGATATATATAAGGCACATATGAAAAGGAGCGAATAGTGTGGCAAAACAGCCTAAAGTTAAATGTCCTATATGCCAGGAGCAGTTTTACCGCGAGGACGAGCCTTTCGTAAAAATTAAGAATAGGTACTATCATCAAGCATGCTATGAGGCACAGGAAAAAGAAAAAACAGAAGAAGAAAAGGAACATGAACTTTTAATTGAATATATAAAGAAATTATTTGATATTCCAACATTAACCGTAAAAATTAATAGACAAATAAAAGACTATATAGAAAAGGGTTATTCATATAAAGGAATACGAATGACTTTATTATATTGGTTTGACGTCAAAGGTAATAGTATTGAAAAAGCCAATAATGGTATTGGCATAGTGCCTTATACCTATGAACAAGCTCTCGTGTATTGGAAATCTATATGGGAAGCTCAACAAAGAAATCAAGAGATACAGGTTGCTAAATTCGAAATACCAACTAGGGAGATTCATATACCAATCCCCGAAAGGAAACCGATGAAGATCGCTCGTAACCTGTTTAGTTTCTTAGAAGAGGAGGAGCGGGAAATATGAGCGTCTATAACGATCCCGCCGCAATAACGCAAGTTATCGGCAGTTTATTCAATAATCCAAGCCTTCTGGACGAAACAGACAAGTACACTATTATTGAAGAGGACTTTCCCGAAGAGTTCCACAAGATTATCGTAGGCTCTATCTATAACATTCATATGACCGAGAGTGAAGTCACGGTTGACGCAATTATTGACTATCTGGCAAATAGACCTAAATACGAAGCTATTTTCAAGGTAAATAAGGGACTTGAATATCTCGCTGAAGCGAGCCATAATGCGAAAGAGAATACATTTAATTACTACTATAATCGTATGAAGAAGTTTACGCTTCTTCGTATGTACGATGCATATGGCATTGACGTGTCTTGGTTATATGATGCCAGGAATGTCGTTGATACAAAAAAGCGCCAAGAGCAAGAGGATTGGTTGGATGCTACGTCACTGGTCGATATCTCTAATAAAGTTGACGCCAAGATTGAAGAAATCAAGAGTAAGTTTGTTGATGATGAAATTGATGAAGGTATTCAAGCTGGCGATGGTATTGACGAATTACTAAATGACTTGCAGAAACACCCAGAAGTAGGTATTCCTCTTTATGGTTCTCTAATTAATACAATAACAAGAGGCGCTAGACTTAGAAAGTTTTACTTGCGGTCTGCGCCGACCGGCTATGGCAAAACCCGTTCCATGGTAGCAGATGCCTGGAATTTTGCTGCGACAGAAATTTGGAATGAAGAATTTGGTATGTGGGTGAAGAATGGCCCTTCCAATCCTACTCTGTTTATTGTCACGGAGCAAGATATTGGAGAGTTTCAAACTATGTCGCTTGCTTTCCTTTCTAATGTTGATGAAGAGCATATTCTTAACAACACATATGAAGAGGGCGAATGGGAGCGTATTCTCAAAGCAAAGGAAATTATCAAGAACAGTTGCTTATGGGTTGAGCAGCTTCCAGATTTCTCAATTAAAGATGTTGAGAGTAAAATTAAAAAGCATATCCGCGAACATAATGTGAAGTACATTTTGTTCGATTATTTGCATACTTCAATGAAAATTCTCGAAGAAGTGAGCCGTCGAAGTGGTGGCGTTCGGTTGAGAGAAGATAATGTTCTGTTTATGCTATCCACACACTTAAAAGATATTGCAAATCAATATGGCGTATTTATTATGTCAGCCACTCAGCTAAATGCAGATTATCAGGACAGTGAAACTCCCGACCAAAATCTTCTTCGTGGAGCTAAAAGCATCGCAGATAGAATTGACTATGGCTCTATCCTTTTGAGTGTATCAGATGATGATTTAAAGAAGATTGAACCTATCATGCAGCTCCACCCCGAATTTGTCCCGCCAACAATCAAAATTTCAATTTATAAGAATAGGCGTGGTCGATATAGAGGAGTTTATTTGTGGGCAAAAGCTAACCTTGGTACTTGTAGAATTGAGCCAATGTTTATGACGGATTGGCGGCATCAGCTAGTTTCAATTGAAAATATCAAAATTATGGTGGAGGATGACCCTGCACCATGGGATAATAAAGGAGAATAATTATGAGTAAAGTAGTAGGACTAGAGTATCAGATGACCAAGAAGATGTTTGACGAACTTCTCAAGACCCGTACAGAGGAAGAGAAGAAGATGAATCCTTATGAGTTCGTTACGGCGATCGTTAATGAACAGTTCGGGACAAAAGGTACTGTTAAGCATATCTCTTTCTACAATTAACCTATGAGCCGCTATTATGACAAAGATAAGCTGAAAGAGGCTCTAGAGCTCGAGCAAATATACGATTTGCTCGAGCTCTGGGGAGGAGAGCCAGAATATAGCGACAACGGTTTAATAGCTAAAACAATTTGTCATAATGCATTAGGTGAAGGCTCCCGCAAGCTTTATTACTACAGTAACACAAGATTGTTTCATTGTTTTACTGGTTGTGTTGACCCATCATTTGATATTTTTGATCTTGCAATTAAAGTTCAAAAAAATCAAAAAGGCATTGAATGGGAACTCTATGATGCTATGTGTTTCGTTGCCAGCTACTTTGGCTTCGAAGGGGAACAACAAGAGGATAAAGGAGCAGAACTTGCGGACTGGCAGGTCTTTAGTCGCCACAAGCTTGATGAGGTGAAACTACCAAACAAGGTAGTATTGCCGGAATACGATCCTATAATTCTTACTCGGTTCACCTACCCGAGAATCGGATCGTGGGAAGACGAAGGTATTAAACCAGAAATCGCATCGGAACATTCTATTGGATACTATGCTGGCGGCGAACAGATTACAATTCCACATTTTGATGTAGATGGCAGATTGGTAGGCATTAGGGGGAGATATCTTGCAGCAGATACCGCAGATCGTTATGGTAAATATCGACCTTTATATGTCAATAAGACTCTCTATAATCACCCATTGAGCATGAACTTATACAACCTCAACCTAGCGCGGCCGCAAATAGAAAAGCTTCATGTTGCTCTTGTTTTTGAAAGTGAAAAAGCATGTATGCAGTATGCAAGCTTCTATGGTCCAGAGAACGATATCTCTGTTGCTGTGTGCGGCAGCTCGATTAGTAGTTACCACATGCATCTCTTAAAAGAAGCTGGAGCAAGGGAAATCATCATATGCCTAGACCGTCAGTTCCAAGCTATCGGCGACGATGAATTTAAACGACTTACGAGTAAGCTAACTCATTTATATAAAAAATATAATAGTACGGTAAAGATTTCTATGGTATTTGACCGCAACATGATAACGAGTTATAAAGCTGCACCAACCGATGAGGGGAAAGAAAAATTTGAGAAGCTGTTAAGGGAGAGAATTATGGAGATATGAAGAAGCTAAAGGTTAAAGATGAAAATACTGTGGTATTAATAGATATAGACACAGGTGAAATAGAAGACACCTTTCATAGTGAAGTAAACTATAAGGAGGACATCAATGAATTTACCACCAGTGATTCGAATGCTTCAAAAAGTAATCTCCGAAAGGAGGAGTAAGTATGTCCTAGTTTAATAAAAAATAAAGGAATGATTAAACATGGATTATACACTTATCAACCCCGTAGATACGGCAATTTCCCCAATCGAATAGGTATTAGTAAACCGCGGTTTTAAACTGGAGGATATTCCTCATTATCTAAATCTGACTAAAGAGGATAATTTATCTCCGCAACTTCTCAATAATATTGATAGGGCTGTTCAACTTTTAGCAAAACATATAATGGACGATAACGCAAAGATTTATGTTTAGGTCGATTCGGATTGTGATGGATATACTAGCGCAGCTTGTTTATTGAACTACATTCATCTCGCTTTCCCAACCGCAATATCTAAGTTTTCTTATGCCTTCCATGATGATAAGACGCATGGTATTGATGTAAGTAGCATCCCCGTTGGTACAACTCTAGTCGTTGCGCCAGACTCTTCAAGTAACGAGTATGATACTCATAAGCAACTGGCTGAACAGGGCATAGACGTAGTGGTTCTTGACCACCACCAAGCTGATAAAGTTTCTGAATATGCTTGTGTTGTTAATAACCAGTTGTGCGATTATCCTAATAAAGCGCTAAGTGGTGTTGGTATCGTATATAAGGTTTGTCAACGTTTTGATGAACTAATGGGGACTGAACATGCAGGAAAGCTAGTAGATTTGGCTATGCTAGGTAATGTTGGTGATATGATGGATATTCGTTCTTATGAAACGAAATACATTATTAGCCAAGGTATTAATCATCTTCGCAATCCATTTATTAAAGGCATGGCTGAACATAATGCTTATTCAATTGGAGATTCACTCACTCCAATCGGCGTAGCGTTCTATATTGTTCCTCTTATTAATGCAATAACCCGCGTGGGTAGTCAACAAGAAAAGCAACTTTTATTCAAAAGTATGCTTGAATGGGAAGCATATAATCTTGTACCATCTACCAAGCGTGGTTGTTCAGGTCAAACAGAAACTATCGTTGAACAAGCTGTCCGCACTTGTACAAATGTAAAGAATCGTCAAACGCGCGCGCAAGAGACCGCAGTTGACGCTTTAGAAAATATGATTGCGGACGATGGTCTATTAGAGCATAAAATCTTGATTTTTAGGCTTGATCAATCTCTAGGTATCACCCCCGAAATTCGTGGTCTGATTGCCAATAAGTTTATGGCGAAATATCAGCGCCCCGTTCTTATGTTATCCCTTACTGATTATGAAGGCGGTAAAATGTGGGCTGGCTCAGCTCGAGGATATGAGCGTTCTAAGCTAACCGACTTCCGCCAGCTTTGTAGAGATTCCGGCCTAATCATTGACGCACAAGGACACCCCAATGCTTTTGGTTTCTCCATTGACGAGAGTAAAATGGAGGAATTTATCAAATATTCTGACGAGAAACTTAAAAACGTTGAGTTTTCTCCTAGTTATAAAGTTGACTTTATCTACCAATCTTCTACCTTGAATCCTCAAGATATTCTAGATATCGGTAGCATGAAAACACTATGGGGACAAAATATTAACGAAGCATTGGTCGTAGTCGAAGGCGTCCATGTTACAAGAAATATGGTTACGCTTATGTCGAGAGATAAGCGCCCAACTCTTAAGATTGAGCTGCCTAATGGAGTAGCTTGTATTAAATTTAGAGCGAGTGAGGAAGAATATGAATCTCTCCTCGCAGAAGAAACAGGTTGCGTTGTTATTAACATAGTGGGTAAATGTGAGGTAAATAGATATTATAACTCCGTTACCCCGCAGATTATTATCGAGGATTATGAAGTCGTTGATCGAATGAACTATTACTTTTAAGCGCGACCTCTGACTTTAAGGAGGCACCCAAAATGAAACGTATCGTTACTTTAATTCTATGCTTAGCCATGGTTTTGACTGCATGCACCTAGACTTCCGCTCTTGCTAAATCCTTCTATGTTTCTTATGAAGATGAAAAGTTTTCATATAGAGATATGGATTTAATTCAAGAGCGAATTGACGAGCAGATCGAGAGGATGGAAGCTGCTCATAAAATGGCTGATGCAGCAAGAACTCTCAATTACGACGAAGATCATGCAGTTATTCAAATTGCCCAAGATGAATACCATGCTGCAAATGCAGCAAGAAGAATTTATCAAGCTCTTTATGAAGACTTGGAGAGTCGATGGCAAACAAAAGAAGAAGAGTATCCCGTAGCTACCTATGTATGGAAGTATTTAGCAGACAAAGGATACAATGATGAAGTGATTGCCGGCATATTAGGTAGCATGATGGTTGAAGTCGGTGGACATACACTAAACCTTCAATGGTGGCTATATGGCTCGTCTTACTATGGGCTATGTCAATGGAGTAAAGGATACCCAGAAATTTGGGGCAAGGACTTAGAAGCTCAATGCGAGTTCCTTGAATCAACTATTGAATATGAACTAAACACATATGGTTATATGTATAAGAAAGGGTATGATTATGAGGACTTTGTTCTTATGAAAGATATTAAGGACGCTGCCCTTATGTTTGCCAAATCTTATGAACGCTGTGGCGCAAGCACGCATAAATTGCGCCAATAGCTAGCTATTGAAGCATATAATTACTTTGTTTCTTGAGAATAGGGTCGGTGAAATTCCGACCCAATTTCTCTTTTGTATGGAGGAAGCATCATGGATGGAATAATATGGTACTGGAGAAACTATAATCAAGCTAAAGATATTTTAAGAGGTATGCTTGATAAATATAAAGAGCAAGGAATTAACCCATCTATAAAATATACTCACCCTATCCAAGAAATGCGAAGAGAAATGTTCGTAGCACTAGATAATGGAGACAGATGGCGAGTTATTCAAGTAAATCCACAAACCCGCGGAATGAAATGTAATATTTCTTACATATCTTATTCAATTCCAGAAGAGATGGTAAATAATATTATAAAACCTTGCACAATAGACTACTATTATCCATATAGAGGTTTTAATTATTGGACGGAAGAGTAAAG